GTATGCTGTCGCCATCCTCCTCCGGGAGGGCTGCGAGGTGACGCTGTACCGAGGGCGCAAGGCCTATAAGTTCACGGCTACGTCACGCAAGATACGTGACCAGGAGTTCGCCATTGTAAGCATCAATGGCGAAGAGATGGGGTTCACTACGGCTCTCGGGAAGGACTGGGAGCTATGGCAGGCTTTCCGTGAATTGTGGTCTAATACGATTGACGAAGGCGGGGTGATCGCTGCTATGGAGACCAAGGGCGAAGCAGGGTCAACGACAATCACCGTCTCCGGGGAGGCCTTCGAGGAGGTCTATGAAAATCGGGGGACGGTCATGTTGACCGATGAGCCTGACATTCGTCTCAGTGGGGTAGAGGTCCGCAACCGGCCCTCCGAGTATCTTTACTACAGGTCCATCCGGGTTCAGAAGCTGCGTCACCCAGCATCCCACACATACAACCTGACGCAGCATATCTCCCTGACGGAAGATCGCACCGTCAAGTATTCCTGGGAGGCCTTGAACATTATCAAACAGGCCATTGTTGGTAGCACTGATGTCGAGTTCATTAAAGACATCCTGACGGCGGAGGCGGATACATACGAGACCTCCTTTGACTTTGACGATCTAACCAAGAGCCCAGGGCCTCATTTTTATGGGGCTATTGAAGATGTCCGGGGCTCGAAGCGGGTCAACGAGAGTGCGATGCGCCTTGCCCGAGAGGCGATGCGCAAGGAGATGGAGGCCTCGCACAGCCAGGAGCTTACCGGAGAGCCCAAGGAGCAGATGGCCCGGGCGCAGAAGTTCTGTGAGGACATCGGTATATCCCTGCGGACTTACACAATCATTGTTGTTGATGGGTTGGATGATGATAAGACCTGGCTCGTGGACGGGCGGAAGATTTTCCTGACCCCTGAGGTGTTTGTCGAGGGGACTAAGGCGCTGACGAAGGCTCTTATCCGTGCTACCCTACCTGATGGTTCAGTATCGTCTGTAACGGCCCTTATAAACAGCCTCCTGCTGCTCGGGGAGAAGGTCTCGGGGGAAGCGTTATGAGTGATAAGCCTGTGGTGGTGACCTACCGCACCGGGGTGAAGGAGTTTAAGCTGCCCACCTATCACCTATCCACTCGGACCCGGAAGTGGGCGGTCAGGAATGATGTGCCATTGTTCCATCTCGGGGCCTTATTGATCGATGATGCTGTGGCCTTCGGTATTGTCGAGAGTAGAGAGCCTGACGGAAGGGTGCTGTTACAGATCGTGTTCGAGAGTTCAGGGGATTAGTCTGCCGACACCCCTGCCCCGTCTTGTCGCCTGAGCTTTCCCAGGCCCACAGGTTCCAAGACGGGGATTGAATTAGAGGAGGAGTGCGATGACTGATGAGCCGGAATGTTGCAACGATGGGTGGGGTGCTCGGTTCACTTGCCCCGGGTGCTTCACGGACTTGCCTCATGACGATTGGGTCCATAAAACTGGTGAATGCCCGTCATGTGGGAGGACTGTGAGGTGCCAGATAAAGCACCCTCCGGTGAGTGTGTGCCAGCTTATCCAAGAAGAATGACGCAAGCTTTAAAGCCTCTGTTGAGTGGTGTTTGCTAGAAGCTTTAAAGCTTGTATAAGGGAAAGGCTAATATAAGCTTTAAAGACTGAGTACTATATATAGTAGGTGAATCCTGAATAAGGTACTATATCTAGAGGCCCCTTATACGCGAGGCAACGAAGTCACGATTTTTTATTTTAGAAAAACGCGAAAAAAATGCAATCTGCCACTAACATATTGAAATTAAAAGAATAGTGCCACTAAAGTGCCACTGTTTTGCCACTAGGTTTGAAATACTGTCACTGAGGTCCCCGGAGAACGTGGGAAAGTGCCACTAAGGAGCGAAAACGTTAATAAAGATTAATGGTCTAATTGTCGCGTTACAGTTTCTGGGCTTGAGCAAAATGCTGAGTTCGCATGCGCGTATAGAGGGGAGGAGATTTTTCTTGTGAAAAGGGAACGGGATATCTGGGCGTTGTTGAAGGATGACGCTGATGGATTGTGGAAACGGATTGAGAATAGACTTGCTACCGGTTGGCCTGATACGGTATACCTTTTGGAGGATGGCCGGTGTGGCTGGATTGAGCTGAAGTATCTCGGTGAGTATTGGGAGAAGGACTTTGGCCTCCGGGCGGATCAAAAGCTCTGGCTTTGGCGGTGGAGTAATTCAGGAGGGAAGGCTTTTGTGTTGGCTCGGTACGGCGGCTGGTGGTATTTAGTTCCCGGGACCCGGATGCTGGAGCTCAAGACGAAAGAGGATTGGCTGGATGCTGCCGTCTGGTGTAGTGTGGAGTTATTAGTCCCGGAGTTTTATGAGGTATTGTAGTGCTGAAATTATCTAACAATCGCCTGGAGCCCACGGGAGTGGACCCTGGGCTTTTTGTGCCTACGGCTACGGAGTTGGCCTGGTTGGAGCGGAAGAGGCGCAGGGATTTCGGGAATTGGGGCACTGGCCCTTCGCCGGGGCTTGATGACCCTCCGTCTGTTGGGGAGAGCTGTTGCCTCATCCGGAGGCGGTGTGGTATCGCGTTGAAGGAGGCATGCGTGCTTATGTGTGTGTCGCATGTCACATTGATCAAACGCGAAAGGAACCGGGGCGATGTTCCTGCGCTCGTGAGCTACTGGATGGGGCTCGGGTGGAGGCTCCCGGATGCCTAAAGACCTGACCTTACAGCAACAGATGTTTGTCAAGGAGTACCTGATCGATTTCAACGGGACCCGGGCGGCTATTGCTGCGGAGTACAGCAAGAAGGGTGCGGGGCAACAAGCAGTTACATTACTGAGAAACCCGAAGATTATTGATGCCTTGTACATTGCCTCCCAACAGAAGGTCATCAAACTTGAGCATACAGCCCTAGATGTTGCGCTTGAGCTTGCAAAGATTGCGTTTGGAGACCCTCGGACCTTGTTCGATGAGAATGGTATGTTGATACCCATTCAAAACATGACCCCTGACCAGACCGTTTTGATCGGTGGCTTTGACCTGGTCACCAGGCTGGATGGGTCAACGACTTTAAAGGTGAAGCGCAACGATAAGCTCCGGGCTCTTGAACTATTCGGCAAACACGTTACTATTAACGCATTCAACCCTGATGCGCCTAAAGGTGATGATAAGTTAAATCTGATTGAAGGTGAAGGTGAATTTATCGAATTACTCCGAGCTAGACTTGCTCCGGTCATTGCCCTTGAAGGACCAACAAAAAATCCTTCGGGGGATGGGGAATGACGAAGCAGAGCAGCTCTTGTATGCCTGGTCATTTAATGCAAGACCAAACCAGCTCCCTCCGCCCGGGTCGTGGCGTACATGGCTGCTGCTAGCTGGGCGTGGGTTCGGGAAGACCCGGACGGGAGCGGAGACAGTACGAAACTTTGTTCAGAGCGGGATGTATCGGCGTGTTGGGCTAATAGCACCAACGGCGGCTGATGCCCGGGATGTTATGATTGAGGGGGATAGTGGGATATTGGCCTGTTGTCCCTCCTGGGCCATGCCCCTGTACGAGCCCTCGAAGCTTAAGTTGACCTGGCCCAACGGAGCAGAGGCCCACATCTATTCCGCAGAAGAGCCCAAACGACTTCGAGGCCCACAGCACGATTTCATCTGGGCTGACGAGCTGTGCTCCTGGAAGTATCCTGCGACTTGGGACATGGCGATGTTTGGGCTCCGTATCGGAAAAGACCCGAGGGCAATTGTAACAACAACCCCAAAACCCTCCCGATTGATCAAAGAAATTCTCAATGATCCAAACACTGCCGTTACCCGGGGCTCCACCTACGACAACCAGGCTAATCTCGCAGCAGCCTTCTTTGACCAGATCGTCAGGAAGTATGAAGGCACCCGCCTTGGTCAACAGGAGCTTATGGCGGAGCTGTTGGACCAGGCGGAAGGGGCTCTCTGGACCCGGGAGCTTCTCGAACAAACCAGGCTTGGTACATACCCAACCCTAACTCGTATTGTCGTTGCCGCTGACCCATCGGTCACAAGTACGGAAAACGCTGACGAATGTGGAATGATTGTTGGTGGGGTCGCCGGGGAGCACGGCTACATTCTCGAAGACCTGTCCAAGCGGATGTCCCCGGCAGCTACCTCCCGGAATGCTGTTAATGCCTATGAGCTTTGGGGAGCTGACCGGATTGTTGCTGAGGCAAATAACGGTGGTGACTGGATTGAGCTTGGTATCCGACAGGTCAATAAAAATGTCGGATACAAGAAACTTCATGCCTCCCGGGGCAAGTCTGCGAGGGCGGAGCCTGTCGCTGCATTGTACGAGCAGAAGAGGGTCCACCATGTTGGGGCTTTCCCTGAGCTGGAAGATGAGCTATGCTCCTGGGAGCCTAACAGTGGGATGCCCTCACCCAACCGTCTTGATGCGGTGGTCTGGGCGGTGACTGAATTAATGCTTGGCGGCTCCGGCAGGAAGCTGCTTCATGTGAGGGCCTAAAACATGCCAGTAAACTCAACACACAAAGAATACGACACCAACTCCGCCAAGTGGGCTCGGATACGAGCGGTGGTGGACGGCACTGACGCAGTGAAGGCTGCTGGCGCGGAGTACCTTCCGAAGCCCAACGGCCACACCAGTGAGGACTATGATGGGTACAAGATCAGGGCTGAATTCTACCCAGCCACCCAGAGGACCGTTGACGGGCTCCTCGGGGCGGTGTTCCGCAAAGAGCCTATGCTGGAGGTCCCCAAGGGCCAAGAGACTATCCTCGAAAACACCACCCTCCGGGGCCTGGACTTTACCAACTTCGCCAAGATGGTTGTCCGGGAGACCTTGACGCTTGGCCGGTACGGCGTGTTGGTTGATGTTATGGACGGGGACAACATGCCCTTTGCCTCCGGGTATTGCGCAGAGAACATTCTCAATTGGCGCTACACATTCGTCAACAGGAAGCCGGTCTTGACGTTAGTGGTCCTGGCGGAGATGGCCACTAAGTCTGGGGCGGAGGATGAGTGGCAGACGGAGGCAGTGGAGCGGTTTCGGGTGTTGCAGCTCGGCCAGATCGAAGGCGACAACACAGGTGCTATGGTCTACGTCCAACGGGTCTTCGAGAAGACTATCAACGCCACGGGCACAGAAACAATCGCAGAGATTGAGCAGATCGTGCCCCTGCGCCGGGGGGAGCGGTTGGACCGCATCCCGTTCACATTCTTCTCACCACTTGATTTAACGGCTTCGGTGGAGAAGTCTCCGTTGATTGATCTGGTGGATGTAAATTTATCTCATTACAGGACATCGGCGGAGTTGGAGGAAGGCGCATACTTCACCGGGCTTCCAATGTACGTTATTTCCGGACGGCCCCAAGGGGAGGAGGAGGTTACTGAGTTTGCTGTCGGCTCCCGCACTGCTTTGATGCTGGAGGAAGGCGGCTCAGCAGAGGTCCTCACCGTATCCGGGGAAGGTATGGGCCTCCTCCAGCGAATGATGGAGGACAAGGAAAAGCGCATGGCCGTTCTCGGGGCTCGTATCCTGGAGGACCAGAAAGCGGGGGTTGAGGCTGCTGCCACAGTATCGATGCGCCACCGGGGGGAGAACTCAATGCTTGGCTCCGTCTCGGACACCTGCTCCCGGGGCTTGAAGTCAGTTCTCGAAGACCTGGTATGGTGGAATGGGGTTAATGACCCAGAGGTTCAATCTGACCTCAACAAGGACTTCATCTCCGCCCAACTCAGCCC